TGGAATTAATTTTAACTCAAAACGAGTTTTAATAGTACAATCCTTTGAAGAGGCTTTAAGGTTTGGGTTTGCAGTTCGGTCACAAAGATTATTTAACGAACTTAATACTTTTGTTTATGTAAATGGTAGACCAGACCACCAAAAAGGACAACATGATGATTTGATTATGGCAATGGCTATGGCAATTTATGTTGGTGAATCTTCATTTTCTAAGTTAGAAAAAGCAACAGAACAAGCAAAAGCCATGATTGAGTCATGGACAATGGATTCACGGGAATTTAAAGATTCAAGTAGTAATTTCAACCCAGCATTACCTGTAAATACTATGAATAACCCTTCTATGAAAAACTATCAATCAACTAGAGATGATTATCAAAAATATTCTTGGTTATTTGGAGGGGCAAGAGTTTAATTTAATTTCTTAATAATTATAATATAAAGAAAAGTATCGATGGAACAACAAAAATTAACCGTTTGGCAAAGATTGGGTAAAGTTTTTGGACCAACAGCTCAATTGGACCAACAATCCCCTGTTTTTAAGTTTGATAAAAAAGAATTACTTAAAACAACTGATAAATCTCAATACGAAAAAGAAAAGTTACAAGCTCAACAAACAATGTTCATTGGTCAACAATGGCAAAAAGTTGAATCGAATTTGTACACTCAAGCCGTTTATTATGAACCAACAAGAATGGCATCATATTACGATTATGAGTCTATGGAATACACTCCTGAAATTTCTGCGGCTTTGGACATTTATGCTGAAGAATCAACAACACCGGATAAAGAAGGTCACATGTTACAAATTTATTCAGAGTCAAAAAGAATAAAACAAGTATTAACAGACTTATTTAATAATAGGTTAGATATAAATACAAACTTACCGATGTGGACAAGAAATACTTGTAAGTTTGGTGACAACTTTGTTTATTTAAAATTAGACCCTGAGAAGGGTATTGTTGGTTGTCAGCAATTACCAAATATTCAAATTGAAAGATTAGAAAAAGGAATGAGATTTCAACCTGACAAGTATTCACAAGAAATGGAAAACGACGCTCTCAAGTTTACGTGGAAAGAAAAAAATATGGAGTTTAATGTTTGGGAAATAGGTCATTTTAGAATTTTGGGAGACGATAGAAAGTTACCTTATGGTACTTCTATGTTAGAAAAGGCTAGACGTATTTGGAAACAACTTTTGTTATCTGAAGATGCTATGTTAATATATCGAGTTTCTAGAGCACCTGAAAGAAGAGTGTTTAAAGTTTTTGTGGGTAATATGGACGATAAAGATGTTGACCCATATGTACAGAGAGTTGCTAGTAAATTTAAAAGAGACCAAATCGCTGACCCAAAAACTGGAAATGTCGATATGAGATATAATCAATTGGCGGTAGACCAAGATTTCTTCATACCCGTTCGTGATGCTACAGCAACTAATCCAATTGAAACACTACCTGGTGGTACAAACTTGGCTGAGATAGCAGACATTGAGTATATCCAAAAGAAACTTGTAACCGCCTTAAGAATACCTAAAGCATATTTAGGTTTTGAAGAGGCTGTTGGTGACGGAAAAAACTTATCTTTATTGGATATTAGATTTGCTAGAACCATTAACAGAATCCAAAAATCTATGATTGCCGAATTAAATAAAATTGCAATCATTCATTTATTCTTATTAGGGTTTGAAGATGAATTAACAAATTTTACATTAGGACTAACTAACCCTTCTAAACAATCTGATTTATTAGGTATTGAAGTTTGGAAAGAAAAAATAACTCTTTATAAAGATGCTGTTGCTGAAATTGCAAACTCGGTAGCACCTGTGTCTGCATCATGGGCTAAAAAACACATTTTAGGGTTTTCTGATGAGGAAATAAAATTAGATATACAACAACAAAGAGTCGAAAGAGCAGTTGCCGCTGAGTTAGGAAAAACTGCAGAAGTAATTACTAAAACAGGTATTTTTGACGGAGTCGATAATCTTTATGGTAAGAAAACTGCGGCCCCTGCGGCAGGTGCCGAGGCGGGAGCTGAAGCCGGTGCAGGTGCTGAAGCGGGAGGTGCTGACTTAGGTATGGATATGGGAGGAGGAGCTCCACCTGAACCGCCAGCGGAAGAACCGGGAGGTGCTGTAACACCTGAAAATTTTAATAAAAATGACCTAAATTTACTTTTGGAAGAAAATCTTTTTGGTGATTCTTTATATATGAATTTAGGTAAAGGAAGAAACAATTTAGTTGAAATTAACGACAAGTTAAAAGAATTGATAGATAGATAATATTTATTAAATAAAAAACATGAACACATTTGGAACAATAAAGTCAAAAATAGAAAACGCTTCTGTTAAACATTACGGAAAAAAAACTTTTGACGCCTTTATGAAAGGTTTAAAGTCTAACTTATTAGAAAATAAAGATTTAGCCGAGTTGTATTATATTTACGATGATTTATCACAAAAAAAAGGTTTGGATAAAACTATTGCAACTGATTACATTAATGAAACAATTGAGTATTCGCAAATTTTGTTAGAAAATAATTTAGACGGTATTATAAAATTGAACGAGTGGGTAAATAAAATTTCAACCGATACTGAAAATAATTACCAAGATATTGATAATGTGGTATATATAAAATCTATAAGGAATTTAGAAACATTGCTTGAGTCAAAAAAGAACATTCTGAATATTATTTCATCTGAAAATAAAATTAAAGTTAATGAATCTTTTAATCTACCAATTTCTTCGATGTTAAAAGTCGCTAATCAAAATTTGAATGATGAGTTAAAAAATATTTCTGAAAGTGACATGAAAGAAATTGAGTCTTTATCTTCCATGAGCAAAGAAGAATTAAAAGAAAATATAAGTAAGATACAAGAGTCAATTATCCCAAAACTTAAGTCTACTTTAAATGAATCAAATGATAGTTCAGTAAAAAGTAAAATAGAAGAAACTATCCAAAAAATTAAAAGTTCACCAATAGATAAGTACAATCTTTACAAACTCACAAAACTATATCAAGGTTTATGATTAAATTTTTTAAAAATATGATGGAAGGAGCTAATGGTGGAATTTCATCTAAAAGATTTATTGGTTTGTTGTGTAGTCTTTCTTTAATCTTATGTTTATTTATTAGTACACTAACTTGTGGAAAATATAATCCACCTAATATCTTAGTAGAAACAATCGGATTACTGGCTTTTGGAACATTAGGTTTAACTTCTATTGATTTTTTTACAAACAAAAAAAAGAATGAAAATCAAGAATGATTAAATTTATTCTGTAAATAAATCGCTTTATTTTTTTGTTTTCGTCTCTTAATTGATTTTTTAACAAACTCTTGTCTTTCTCTGAGTTTTTCTAATTGTTTTGTCTTATAAATTTTTAATTTATATTGTTTTAGAGCTTGCTCTAAAGAAGATGAATTTTTTACAGGTACAATTATCATTAAGAGTGTTTTTTTATAAATATATGTGTTTTTTGTAATTTTGACAAATATTATTTTTTAATTTATATTTTCAGTAAACCCAATAAACTTGAAAGGCATTATGAATGAAAAAAGGGAAAACATCAAAACTAAACATTTTCGAAGATGCGAAATGTTATTATGGCACAGTAGATGCTAAAAATTTAAAATCAGTATACATAGTTTTACAAACATGGATAGAACCAACAGATGAAGATAAAAATTGGAATAGGTTAATTGGGGAAATAAAAAGACAAATACAACATACGTTACTCGAAGTTATTGATATTACAATATTTGAAAGAAAACAAATTGTTGATTTAGACTTAAGGACAAGCGGAATACAAAAAAATAAAAAAAGTTTCTTTAATTTAGAACTTACATTATTTATTCACAATCAATTTATAGATTTTAAATCATTAATGTTGAAAAACAAAATTAAAAACATTTTAAATTCAATCTACAAAGATGATTTAAAAAACAACAAGTATTTTACTTTGAGTAAAAGTAAAGCGAAAGAAACCAATTTATCCTAATATTTATAAAATAAAAAAATTTATGAAAATATTAGGACCAAAAGATACAGGTAAAGGAATACTTGTTGAGTGGGACGCTGGAATTATAAACCCAAACGAACCACGTAATCAAAATATAATTAGAGAATCATACGGACAACTTGACCACTCTAAACCATTTATCTTTTATGCAACTCTACAAAAGTATGGGGTTCCAAATAGAAATGGTAGAATATATCCAGAAAAAATATTAAAAAGAGAAGCTGAAAAATATCAAGATATTATCAAAAGAGGAATGTCCATTTCAGAATTAAATCACCCTGAGTCGTCGTTAGTAGATTTAGATAGAGTTTCACATTTAATAACAGAAACATGGTGGGAAGGAAATATATTGATGGGAAAAATTAAATTATTAACAAGTCCCGGTTTTCACGAAAGAGGAATTGTTACATCTAAGGGAGATGTGGCGGCAAATCTTATGAGACAAGGAGTCACTATGGGAGTATCTTCTCGTGGGGTCGGGTCTTTAGTAAAAAAAGGAGACCAAAATGAGGTACAGGAGGATTTTGAATTAATTTGTTTTGACCTCGTATCGTCACCGTCAACGCCAGGAGCGTATCTATATTTGAATGCCGAAGATAGACCAAGATATGAAGAAAAACTTTCTGAGAATGAAAATGTATATTCAGATGGTGGAAATGGTTTACAAAAATCTGTTGACTTAATGAAAAGATTATCCGATTATTTGGATAAATAAAAAAAATTAAAAAATGGACGAAAAATATTTTATCGCAAGAATTACAACCGACATGGTTGATGACAACACAGGAAAAATTAAAAAAATTAAAGAAGAAAAATTAGTTAAAGGTTTTTCACCAACAGATGTTGAGGCTAAAGTAACTAAAGCTTATGAAACGTACTCTATGGATTGGCGAATTACGGCAATCGTTGAAAGTAAAATTGATGAGGTTATAGAGTAAAAAATTAAATAACTTATTTACAAGGGAACACTAAAAATGTTCCCTTTTTTTGTTTATTAAGACCAAAAAATATTTTTTTTGAAATATCTGCATATTTATTTATAAAATAAACTAAATACGCATTTTAAAAAAATGAATTTTAACACAAATGATTCAGTAGTTGAAAAAACATTATTACAAATAAAAACTATTGAAGAAGCTATTAGTGAAAACGCAAAAGGAATACTTGCTTCTACCATGAAGGAAGAAATCAGTGAGTTAGTAAGGGAGTCGTTAAAAACTCCGAAGAAAAAAAATGTACGCGAACAAGGAGAAGATGCTGACGCAGCACAACCGCAAGTCGATGACGAAGTAGAAGGTACAGAAATAGATGTAGATACTGAAATGAGTCCAGAAGGAGATGAAACGGAAGTTTCAACTGAAATGGGTGTTGAGGTCCCTACAGATAACGTAGAAATGCCACCATTAGACATGTCTAAAGCACCCATGAAAGATGTTATGAAAGTATTCAAAGCTATGGGAGACGAAGACGGTATTATTGTAGTAAAGGACGGTGAAAATATTCATTTGACCGATACTAACGCAGATACTGAGTACATGATTAATATGGGTGGAGGTTCAGATGAAATAGACGCAACATATATGGACACAACAAATGAAAGCGTTGTTTATGAATTAGTCTACGAACAAGACGAGATGGGTGAGTCATACGATGATATGATGGAAATGGATGATGAAGATTTAGACGAATCATACGATGATATGATGGAAATGGATGATGAAGATTTAGACGAATCATACGATGACATGATGGAAATGGATGATGAAACTATGTATGAAATCCAATACGATGAAGAGAATGAAGACATGGACCCTATGATGGAAGAAAGAATGAAACCTGTTGGAATTGGTTTTGGTAAGAGAAGAGACGGAATGTCAAAATCTTCTGTTAACAATAAAGGTTTCAAAGACAGTAATAAAGGAGGTCTTAAATCAGAAAAAAGAGGAAAAGGTCCTAAATTTTCTTTTGGAAAAATCAAACATGGAGTTACCGAATCTGAAATGGATGAAATGGATGAATATACTGAAGGTTGGATGGATGAAACCAACATGATGGATTCTGAAATGACAGAAATGGATTACATGGAAATGGATTCTGAATTTGGCGGAAACAAACACGATTATAAAAGACGAGGAGGTCACAAAATCGGAGATGTTGGTGGTCATTACAAGGATTATGAAATGATGGAAATGGATGACGAAATGATGGAAATGGATGACGAAATGTATGAGGGTAATGATTCTCAATCATTCGAAATGCCAGGTGAAACCACAGAAGCATCTCGTACTTTAACTTATAGAAGAAGAGCTGAGAGAGACCGTGTTGCCGCACCAAGTCAATTAAGAAAAGAATCTTTCAACAAAGAATTAAATTTGTTAAGAGAAAAAAATGAAGAATACAAAAAAGCTTTGGACTTCTTTAGAAACAAATTGAACGAAGTTGCAATATTCAACTCTAATTTAGCTTATTCAACTAGATTGTTCACAGAACATTCAACAACAAAACAAGAAAAAATAAATATTCTAAGAAGATTTGACAATGTTGAGTCTTTAAAAGAATCTAAGTCTCTTTACAAATCAATCAAGTCAGAACTTGAAGGTACTTCAAAATCTAACAAAGTTGTTAAAGAATCAGTAGAATCAAAAATTACAAAAACAGCATCTACTGGTTCTGCAACGAATTTGATTGAAAATAAAACTTATGAGAATCCTCAATTCATGAGAATGAAGGATTTGATGTTAAAAATAAAATAAAAAAATAAACCTACATTTAAAAATTAAAAAATGGGAGCATTATTAGAATCAGGTCTTGTTGGTAACATTGGTTTGAAACACCTAAAAGTTATCAAAGAAGATACAATTAACAAATGGGATAGATTAGGATTCCTAGACGGTCTTAAAGGACACATCAAAGAGAACATGGCACAGTTATATGAAAACCAAGCGTCTCACTTAATCAACGAAGCGGCTGCGACTGATAGCTCAGGTTCTTTCGAAACTGTAGTTTTTCCAATCGTAAGACGTGTTTTCTCTAAATTATTAGCTAACGACATCGTGTCTGTACAAGCAATGAACTTACCAATTGGTAAATTGTTCTACTTTATTCCTAAAATTCAAGGGTATAACGTAAACGGAACAGCTACACAAGACCCAACGGCGGGAGGTTCTCACGTTGCTCCTTTTGGAGCTCCAAATGGACCAACGAACATAGGTTTTGGTTATTCAGATTCTGATAAAAATCTTTATGATAGATTTTACGAAGGAAACGAACCGGCATTAGACCCTCCAGGATTGTTTGACTATTCTAAAGGTGCATTTTCAGCTAGAACGGTTTCAGCTTCTACACAGGTATGGTCTTCAGGAAACCTTATTCAATCAGGATATCCGGCTAGTACAGAATTTAGAAAAGTTATTATCGCTATGTCCGGATTTAATAATTCAGGTGCTGGTAAATTAATCGGTCCTGATGGTAACGAAATGGACAATGAGGCATTTTTATCAGGTCTTGAAGTTAGTTTAGTTACAAACGCAACCGCTAACGGGTTCTCTGGAACATCTTTGGGTTCATCTTTGGGTACAGGCCCATTATTATTTAGAGTTGTTACTCAAAAATATGGTAAAGGTATTGTACAATACGGTACAACAACAACCACATCTTTCGATAGTTCAGGTAATGGTGGTTCTTTCGATGATATTTGTAGTGCTAATGGTATTATTTACTTAGAAATCGATACTCAAGTACCTTGTTCTATTGGTGCTAATTCGATTGATGGATACAGTGGATTTACTACTCAGGCAGTAGCAACCGCATACAACCAAGCTTTCAAATGTACTTACAGAATTTATCAAGAACTTGAGTTCGAAGATAAAATTGGTGAGGTTTCTTTTGACCTACAATCAGTAACTGTTTCTGTAGCAGAAAGAAAACTAAGAGCACAGTGGTCTCCTGAATTAGCACAAGACGTTTCTGCATTCCATAACATCGATGCTGAAGCTGAATTAACAGCTTTATTATCTGAGCAAGTGGCGGCGGAAATTGACCGTGAAATTTTACGTGACTTACGTAAAGGTGCGGCTTGGACATTACGTTGGGATTACAACGGATGGAAAAGAGGAACTTCTGCTAATCCATTAACTCAGTACACTCAAAAAGATTGGAACCAAACTTTGATTACTGCAATTAACCAAATTTCGGCACAAATCCACAAGTCAACACTTCGTGGTGGAGCTAACTGGATTGTTGTATCTTCTGAGGTTTCAGCAATTTTTGACGATTTAGAATACTTCCACGTATCTAACGCGGCACCTGAGCAAGACCAATACAACATGGGTATTGAAAGAGTGGGTACTTTATCTGGTCGTTACCAAGTATATCGTGACCCTTACTTCCCACCAAACACAATTTTGTTGGGTCATAAAGGTTCTTCATTGTTAGACACTGGTTACGTTTACGCGCCATATGTACCTCTACAATTAACACCTACAATGTACAATCCATTCAACTTCACACCTATCAAAGGTATTATGACAAGATACGCTAAGAAAATGGTTAA